ACCCAGTAGTCGGTTGCCGGAACGGTCACCCCGTCGGCGTCCGTGATGCTCACCGCCGCGATGGGACGGCGCGGAAAGATCAGCGAGAGGACCGGCTTGTCGGCGTCCGTCTCGCAGCGGTCCACATACGTCTGGGAGACCGCCGTAATCGGGCAGTCAATCCAGAGCTCCACTTGAGCCTGCGCCCTCGCGAGGAGGGCCGTCAGGAGCGTGTTCTCCGCGTTGGACTCGATGCGGAGGTAAGACTTCAAGTCCGTTACGGTTGGGAGAGCCACGCGAACTCCGACGCAGGCGGGTGGTCTGGATCAGCAATCAAACCTTTCTGACGCCAAACGGCGGCCCGTTCAGCGGTAATCTCGAACTCCTCACCGGGGAGTCGCCGCACCCCGTCCATCTTGCAGGCGGCAATCAGCACCACCCGCTCCAGTCCGTCAGACACGGGCGAAGCCGTGGGGGGCGTCCCCCCCACGACCGCGTCCGTCATCTTGGGCTTACGCGCCCGGCTCATCCAGCACCACGAACGGCGAGTGCTCGTCCACCTTCGCGCCAGCGCCCGACACCTTGTAGGCGTAGGTCGAGGTCGGCAGCGGGAGACCACCAGCGCGAGCCACGAACCGATAGGTCGTGATGTCGCTCGAGAAGGCGAAGTGGATCGACGACTCGACCGTCAGGGCCTGACGGAGACCCATCGCGTAGAAGTCGCCGTTAACAAGGGCCACATCGGCCTCGGTCCCGAGCGTCGGAAGCAGGTCGGTCACGATGACCGGGAGCCCGAGGAGGGTCGCCGGAGCCTTGTCCCGCAGGTTCGGGAGGAAGGTCACCATCGTGTTGTTCGTCGTCTGCATCGCGTACAGCTTGGCGAGGACGCGGCGCGAAATCATCCACACCGAGTTCGGGCCGTGCGTATGGCGCTCGTACATCTTGAACGCATCCACGGCGGTGAAGTCAGTCGCCGAGGCACGCGGCACCTTGATGAGCGCCGTGTTGTTCGTGTTGAACGCGCCGAGCGGCTGGCTCGAGCCCGTGCCGTCGATGGTGATGTCTTCGTTGATCTTATTGATGATCTGCCCACCGACCGCCGACGTCACCTCGGACGGAAGCTCGCCGGTGAAGTCGTCGCCGAGGAGCTCGTCACCGAACTGCGTGATGGCGGCGTACTTATACATCGTGAGGAGCCGCTGACCGAACACGGGCTCACGCACCGGCTTGGTGTCACCCTCGCCGACGATGGTGACGTTGGCGATCTTACCGGCCATCGGGCGGTTGAGGGTCGTGGTTCCCTCGTCCTGCACGAGGTACGGGATGCGGAGCGACCGGCCCGGCACGTTGTAGCGGCGGGCGTACTGGAAGAGGCCCGGCTGGGCGTTCGAGGTCGCGAAGATCTCCGGCACCTGCGTGAGCGGGAGGAGGAACTCGCCGCCGTTGGTCGAGCCGGTAATCGTGCGGGTCATCAGGTCGACGCGCTTGAGCGCCTCGGCCTCACGGGCGTTGGCCGGCCCCTTCGCGACGGCACGGATGTACGCCCCGACGCTCTTGAAGCCCTTCGCGAGCTCCTTGCGGACCTCGTCCTGCGCGTCCTTCATCCCGGCGAACTCGCCGCGCTCGGCCCCAGCGTCCACGCGGACGAGGCCTTCGTCACCGCCCTGACGGGCGATCTCGGCGTCGCCGGTGAACTCGGCAGCCGCCGCCGCCCGCATCTCGAGGGCGCGGATATCAGCGGTGCGCTTCTCCACTTCCTCGGCGGTGAACGCGACCGAGGGGTCCATCAACTGCGACCGGAGCACGTGAGCCTGCTCGCGCAGCTCATTCGCAGCCCGGTTCTTCGAAACCAGCGGGGTCTTCATTGTCTGTTGTCCTTGTATCAAAGAGTAAAGGTCGAACGCACCGCCGCGGTGCGCTCCTCCAACGTAGCATACCGCGCCGTCGATGCGGTCGAGGTGGGCGTCTCGGTCACCACGGGGGCGACGGAGGGAGCCGTCTCGGAGCGCGTCTCGGGGAGGTAGCGGACCAGCACCGCGTGGCGATCGGCCTCGGAGAGCGCATCCAAGGCGACGCGAGCGGCAAGCGTGAGGAGGTCGGTCTCCGTGCGCTCGGACACCTCCCCCTCGACAACCATCTCCGACGCCTCGTTCCGGGCCGAGGCAATCTCGGCACCCGGCACGGCGGGCATCGGCGTAATCGACACTTCGCGCAACTCAATCTCGGTGAACCGCTCCACCGGCTTGCCGTTCACCGTCACCATCTCGGACGTCCGCGGGATGAACCCAATCGAGAACCCCGTCGAGGCACCCGAGGCGAGGACGGCCTTGACATACTCCATCGCGGCCCGCCCCTCGGCGGTATCAAACACGTCGGCGGTCATCACGAGCGCGTCCCCGGCATCGGTCATCGAGGTAATGACCCCGACGTGCGCCTTGGAGGTCCGCTCGTGATCCATCAAGAGGGGCACCTTGCGAGCGGCGACCCGTCCGTCGATGGACCGCTTGGCACACTTGCGGGAGAACATCGTCCCGTAGGAGTCCACGACCTCGTAGGTCAGGGCCACGCCGGAGACCCGGCCCGCGATCCCCGGCGGGAGGTCCGGCTCGGCGCGAAGCTCAAGGGTGGCGTCGGCAAGGTGCCAGAGGGTCTGGCGGGTCGGCTTACTCATTGGTCGTTACCAGTTGAAGGCCCAGCCGATCGAGGGCAACGAACGGCGGCTCCTCGGAAATATCAGCGGTCGGAAGCGCAGCAGCCAGCGCGTCCACGATCTCCACCGAGAGCATCCCGCTGGAGATGTAGTCCGTGGCGGGCAGGTCGCCGGTGGGGGAGCAGGCGGTCGTGAACATCCCCGCGCCCCCCGGATACTCGGCGGCAATCGCCTGCGCCTCGGCCTGCTCGTCGGCCGACACCACGATAGTCCGAAAGATTTCGTCAGCCATTAGAGTACCACTCCCGTCTTCTGGGCCACATACTGCTCGGCGTTGATGACCGTCACGCTATCCGTCGCCGCCCCGCGCACGATGAGCTGGAAGATGCGGCCGTTGAGCGGCGACGAGGTGCCAGCGCGACGGCCGACGTACAGGACGTAGGAGCCGAACGCGCTGATGCCAGCATCGCTCGGGCTATACGCCAAGGTCTGCGCCACGCCGTTGAGTCGCATCGCGTTCTCGGTCGCGCTCGTCGTGCCCGCGATGTCGAACGACGCGGTCATCACGCGGGTGTCTGGCGAGGCGTAAACCGCCGCCCCACCGAGGTTCTGCGACGTGCCGCGCACCGTCGAGGCCCACGTCCGGCGCGAGCCATCGCCGTTGAGCGTTGCCACGCCGACGCCGAACGAGCCGTTGATGGCGTTGGGGTCCGTGGACAGGTCCGCGATAACCCCATAGGCCGCGTCCGACAGCTTCGTGACGCCGGTGAACACGCTCACCTTGTCCGTCCCCACGTCCTGAAACGCCGTCGCGGTGCTGCCCGTCTCCAGCTGGGCACCCCACGCGAAGATGCCGCTGGTGCCGTCGCCGTTCGGAAAGGTGCCGCCGTTGCCGGGGTAGACCACGCCTCGAATGCTTGTCTCGCTCCCCGTCGTGCCGGTGGCCGTCACGCGCCACCAGCCGTTGCCAACATCGACGACGGAGCCGGAGGCCGCGCTGAACGTCCCAGCGGCAGTCGGGCCAGCGGTAATGGCACCAGTAATCAGGTTGACAACAACGGAAATGCGGTTGGCGAACGAAGCGTTGTCGTGGAAGTAGATGCCAGCAGTATTCCACTCCCCCTGCTTGACGTATGCCGAGAAGCTGTACTGAATCGGCGACGTGGCCTTGCTGACGGACTGGAACACGTTACCGTTGTTCAGCCCAGCCGACACAATGATTTTGTCGGCCGTGGTGGTTCCGTCTGGCGCAGTCGTAGCGTTCGCCGTGACGCTTACCGAAGACTTGCTCCACGCCGCGTCATCGAACATCGTCGGCATCGTGAGCAGGTTGCGCCGCGCCTCGCTCCCCGTCCACGTCGCGAAGTCCACGTTGCCCACCGTCGCCAGCGAGTCGTCCGTGCCGTCGAAGAGCAGGTTGCGCGGCAGGCCCACGTCCGCGTAGTCCGTCGCGGTCGTGACGCGCTGATACGTCGTGGCGGTGGAGCCGAGTTCAATCTGTGCGCCCCACGCAAACACGCCGTTCACATCGTTGCCTGTGAAGCTGGCTGCGTTGCAACGATGTGAACGGCGTG